TTTTAAAATGTTATCGGCTGATAAGGATGTAATCTCAATACCTTACCCTTTAAAAACAATGGCTTGGGATAAAGCTTGGGAACAAATTAAAAATGGAAGAGTAAAGAGTTCAGAAGATTTACAATACAAAGCATTATACACCTATCCTATGAAAGTGCCTGATGATAATAATATTAAAATAGATAATGGTATTATAGAAGTTACACACTCACCAACTGGCTGTATGTTAATTAAAAGAAGTGTTATTGAAAAAATGATACAAGCTTATCCAGAAAAAGAGATAGTGCAAAACACGGTAATCAATGGACAATTAATGAAAAGACCATTCCTATACAATTTTTTTGATACTTGGTTTGATCCAGAGACTAAGACTTATACTGGTGAGGATTTTGCATTCTGCAAAAGATGGAAGGATTTAGGTGGTAAATGTCATGCTTTAATTACAGAAAAAATAACACATGTTGGAGAACATCAATATAGAGCCTCCTTTGGCGATGAGTTGATTAAAACTAAGTAAAATGATAATATTCTATAATTAGCTAATTTAAGGAACACATAATTTTATGGCAGGACCACTCGCATTTTTACCCTACGCATTAGCCGCTTACGGCGGATATAGAGGCTATAGATCAGGAAGAGATGCTGGTGCTTCTGGTTTACAAAGTATTTTGCGAGGTGCGACTGGAGCTTTCTTAGGATATCAAGGTGGTCAAATGGTGCCTGGTGTTCAAGCAGCAGGTTTCACACCATTCACACAAATACCTGCAGTAGCAGCATTAGGTCAAAGATTTCCAACTTTAGCTGGCACAACTATGGGTGGTGGAGATCCAAATATGATTACAGGTGGCACAATGGGTCGTATGCCAGTTATGGCTGGTACGGGAGATATTGCAAATCCAATGTCATTTAGAAACATGGCTAATGTTGCAGGAACAAGCACAGGGAGTGGTAACATGCAATCACAAGGTGGCATGATGGATTTATTTAATAAATTGTTAAGAAGAAAAAGATTCGTAGATGGTAAAAATACAGGAGAAATGGAATTCAGTCCTGGTAAAGTTGCAGCTGCAATCGGTATTGGATCATATCTAGGTGGTGTCTTTGATAAAGAACCTCAAGACATTTATACTCCAACATATAATTTAGCAGTAGCAGAATTACAAAAACAACGAGGTGGTTTTAAATACATTGATGCTGAGACTGGTGTAGAAAAAGTTTATGATCAACCATATATACCAGAAGCGGATCCTAGAAACAGAGGCGACTTGCAAATAGGACCTTACGCAGTTAGCAGACAAAGATTAAAAGAAGGTGGTCTTGCAGAGATTAAAAAATTCAATACAGGTGGAGTAAATTATTTACCAAGTAAAAGAACACATGACGAAGATGATGCAAACAATTATGTAAGAGCATCTGGATACGTTGAGGATGGTTCAGGTACAGGTAACAAAGACGAAGATACAATGTTAGCTCAATTAGCAGACGGAGAGTTTGTAACAAGAGCAGATGGAGTATTAGGTGCGGGAATCATAGCTGGTGCTAGTCCTAATAGCATTAAAGATATGAGAGAAAAAGGTGCTGAATACTTCTACAATCAACAAAGACGATATAAAAGAGTCTTTGATTTATTACAAAAAGGTAGAAATGCACAAGCACAAGCTCAATCGTAAAAAACCAGATATATCTGTATTATCTGTTGAACCAAAATTCGTAGAAAAATTCTGGCCACTTTGCGATTTTATGGTTGCTGAAGCTTTAAAATATTCTGGTGAATTTGCAGAACCTAGAGATCTAAAAGAATTATTATTAAAAGATGAAGCTCAATTATTTATTGTGTTTGGAAGTGATGAAGAAGAAATCAATCAAGTGTTTGGTTTGTTTATAACTAGAATAGCTGCTTTACCAAATTATAATCAATTAGAGGCTATAATTTGCACAGGTAGAAAAAGAGATTTATGGGAAGATAAGATAGTAAAAACAGTAACTAGTTTTGCTCAAGTAAACAAATGTAAAAGATTATGTTTTTGGGTTAGACCTGGTTGGTCAAGAGTTTCAAAAAAATGGGGATGGAAAGCTAAACATATTCAAATGGTGAAGGACGTATAATGGGAAGTTTGGTAAGTAGTATTTTTGGTGGAGGAGGCGGAGGCGGCGGCCAGCCAGCTTCAGGATCTCAATTTACACAAAGTATAATTAGAGAAGCACCAGGTATCGAAGAACGTAAAATAGAATTAATGGACTTAGCAAGAGGTATTGCTGGTCAACCTGTAACAATACCTGCTCAACAAGTTGCTCCCTTTGGTGCTTTAGAACAACAAGGATTAACTGCAGCTGGTACAACTGGGGTTGGTGCACCAACAGTAACTTCTGGATTAGGACAGTTACTTGCTGCTCAAACACCAAACATAAGTCAATTTTTAAATCCATATCAATCATATGTAATTGATGAAATTAATAGACAAGCTCAACAAGCTCAGAATCAATTATCTGCTAGAGCAGTAGGTGTAGGTGCTTTTGGTGGTGGAAGAGAAGGAGTTCAAGCTGCAGAAATAGAAAGAGCTAGATTAGGTCAAGTAGGTTTAGCACAGCAAAGAGGATTTGGTACCGCATTAGATGCAGCACAAAGACAACAACAACTTTTAGGAAACATTGGATCTCAAATGGCCCAAATAGG